GAATCATCTAAGCTAGATGTGCAGTTAAAAGAAATACTAGCAGATTATATAAATAAAACTCCAGGTAAAGAATTAAAAGATGTTATGCGTGGTATTGCATTTACAGATACTGATGGCTTTACATATTTTAAATTTAAAGACTTTTGGAAATTTTTATTAAAGACAAAATCTTGGGCAGAAAAAACTTACCCTAAGCAAAAAACAATGAGACTGCTACAATCTTTATTTGAAGCAGAAGAAACATCACCTAAAGTAGGTGTTAAAACTGTAAGATTATTAAAGATGCCTACAATAAAGTTAGAAAGACCAAACCCTAGAACAACGAAAGTAGAAAAATCACCGTGGCTATAGTAAAAAAAATAATGGGTCCGCCGGGTACAGGTAAAACATATAGACTAGTAAATTACTATTTAAAAAAAGAATTAAACGACTACACCACTGATCCTGAAAAAATAGTATATATTACATTTAGTAGAGCTGCAGCTGAGGAGGCATCAGAAAGAATAGCTGATTTATTTCCTAACAGTAAATTAAAATACATATCTACAATGCATGCTATGGGTATGAGGGAATCTAATATAGATGCTAATACTCAATTACTCACAGGTAAAAAATGGAACCGTTTTAAACAAGAATATCCTGAATGGTTAAATATATCTTTTGAAACTACTGTCGATGCAGCAGGTAATCCTAAATATCAAAATACGCATTTACAAATAATACAATATTCAAGATCTAAATTAATTTCTATAGAAGATGCTACAGTTGAATTACAGAAACATCACGATATAGATGTAGATTCTACGATACAGTTACAAACAGATTTAAAATCATTCAAAGAAGGAACCAATATGGTTGAATTCTATGACATGATTAACAAGTTTGTCGAGGAAGATCGGTGTCCTCCACTCGATGCTGTCTTCCTCGATGAAGCCCAAGACTTAAGTCCTCATCAATGGAAATGTTTTGATTATATAAAATCAAAATGTAAAAGAGCTTATATGGCTGGTGATGATGACCAAACCATCTATGGGTTTCAAGGTGCAGATCCTAATTACTTTATGGAACAAGAGGGAGAACGAGATGATCAAGAGGTATCTCGTCGTGTACCTAAAAGCGTGCATCGAGAAGCTATTAAAATATTAAATCAACTTACAAGTAGAATAGATAAAAAATGGATACCAAGAGATGCAGAGGGAGCAGTTTATCCCAATCATACATTAGATGAAATAGATTTTTCTAAAGGTCATTGGATGATATTAGCTAGAACAAACAAATTATTGCTTAATATTTCAGAACACTTTTATTTTTTAGGTGTAAGATTTACAGGTAGAGCAAATAAATATTTACCTAACTCTATATTAGAAGCTTATCAAGTTTGGACAAGATTAAATCAAGGAGCTTTTGTTTCTCCTGAAGAAGCTGAAAGACTTTATAATTATTTATTAGTAAAAAAAGGACACGTTCGTAGAGGTTATTCTGATGGTAAGACCATACAACGTGAGACAAGTGTTGATTTAGATAAATTAAAAAGTGAACACGGTTTACTAATAGATGGCGACTGGAAACAATTACATTTTCCAGAAGATACGAAAGAATATATGCAAACATTATTAGAGAGAGGAGATACATTAATGGAAAAATCAAAAATACAATTATTAACTTTGCATGGATCAAAAGGTAAGGAGTGCGATAACGTGTGTTTATTTACAGACTATGGTGTTGAGGGCCAAGATGAATTTATTTATCGTAGTGCTTATGAAAATCAAGATGCAGAACACAGATTGTTTTATGTAGGCACAACAAGGGCAAAAGAAAATTTATATATAATGCAACCAACATCAGATTATTATTATACAATAGGAGGACCAATAGTATGACAGATAAAGATATGTTTAAAGGGATAACGTATGATTCGTTAGAAAAACAGGTAGGCGGAAAACATTATCGGAATATGAAGATTCAACCAGCGGAGTTTATTAATGAAAACAAGTTGCTTTTTGCAGAAGGCAACGCTATAAAGTATATTTGTAGACATCAAAGTAAGGGTAAGGCGGACGATATAAAAAAAGCAATACATTATTTAGAGATGATATTAGAAAGAGACTATAGTTAATGTTTGAAGCACAGACTGAATGGATAAGTCCAGAATCTTTTCCTGATCTTAAGGATCATAAATACATAGCGATTGATTTAGAAACAAGAGACCCAGGTTTAAAATCTAAGGGATCTGGTGCATTAGTTAATGAAGGTGAAATTGTAGGAATAGCCGTAGCGGTTGAAGGTTGGTCTGGTTATTATTCTTTTGGACACAAAGAAGGAAATTTTTTTGATGAATCTGCAGTTATGCGATGGATAAAAGATGTGTGTGCTTTACCTTGTGTTAAATTATTTCATAATGCAATGTATGATGTATGTTGGTTAAGAGCGTATGGAGTTCAAATAAATGGCTATATTGTTGACACAATGGTTATGGCATCCTTGGTTGATGAAAATAGATTATGGTATTCACTTAACAGTTTGTCCATAGATTATCTTGGACAGATTAAAGATGAAACAGCATTAAGGGCCGCCGCTGATAAAGCTGGTGTAGATGCAAAATCTGAAATGTGGAGATTACCTGCAATGTATGTTGGATCGTATGCTGAAAAAGATGCAGAGTTAACATTAGAATTATTTAAAAAATTATCTCTTGAGATTAAATCACAAGATCTTAC